GACATAATCAGTATTAAGGATGAAGTCCCCGACATATAAAGTGTCTAGAATGAAGTCAGCAATGAAGTCTCCAACATAATCAGTATCAAGGATGAAGTCGCCTACATAATCAGTATCAAGGATGAAGTCAGCAATGAAGTCGCCGACATAATCAGTATCAAGGATGAAGTCCCCGATATAATCTGTCTCTTCAATATATGGTGTTGCTTGAACAAACGGTGCAGTAGTATCTGTACCACCAGAATCGTTATCAGCTATCCCTTCAAGATGTGCATAATAAGTACCCGCTTTTGTTCCAGTCTGAGTTTGGACGTATGTAACAAACCATGGCGACAAAGTATTTATTTTGAAAACATGAGAAGTACTACCGGCAGCACTACCACTAATATTTAAAACATTCGAAGAAGAAGCAATAATACCACTATGAAAATTAGCAGCGCCAAGAGCATTAGAAAATGTAACCGTTACTGTATCACCACCATTGGCGGCTCCTGTATATGTTACAGACCCACCAGAAAGAGGAGCGTTCTCTGCGTTTGATTGCGAGCCTTGGAAAAATATAATAAAAATCGAAATGTTTGCAGAACTTACACTTCCTAAAAAATCACCAATGTAATCAACGTTACCAATAAAATCCCCGACATAAGGTATATCACTAATGAAAGGTGCAGAACCCGCAGCATTTCCGATATAGTCTAAATCTCGTACAAAATCACCGAGGTAAGGAGTATCCCCAATGTAAGGAGGCGCTGCTGTTGGTTCCGCAAAGTATTGAAGATCTAAAACAAAATCACCGATGTATGGAATATCGTCAATATAAGGTGGTGCATTGTTAGGTTCCGCAAAGTATTGTAGATCTCGTACAAAATCTCCAATATAATCTAGATTGTACTGATAGTTTATTTGCGGATTAGTGTTACCAACATAATTTACATTACCAACAAAATCTCCAATATAATTTAGATTGTAAATGTAGTTTATTGTAGCGTTCAAATCCCCGATATAAGGAAATGCCGTTTTCACAGTACCGATATAATCGGTGGTTGCGTTTGGTTCCGCAAAGTATTGCACGTTACCTTGAAAGTTCCCAATGTAATTTACATTTCGTACAAAATCACCAAGGTAAGGAACATCGTCAATGTATGGTGGTGCGTTGTTAGGTTCCGCAAAGTATGGCAAATCTCGTACAAAATCACCAACGTAAGGAAAATCATATATGTAAGGTACTGCATTGTTAGGTTCCGCAAAGTATGGCAAATCTCGTACAAAATCACCAACGTAAGGAATATCATCAACGTATGGTGTAGCGATGGATGTGTTGAATATATAAGGTGTCTGCCTGGTATACCCAACGTTACCAATATAATCTACAAGCTGCTTAGTTGCAGGATCTAACTGAGGATTTGACGTTTCCGCAAAATATGTTGCGTCACCAATATAATTTATTGTTGTGGGGCTGTTACCAATATAATTTACATTATCAATGTAGTTTATTTGTGGATTAGTGTTACCGATATAATTTACATTACCAACAAAATCTCCAATATAATTTAGATTGTAAATGTAGTTTATTTGTGGATTAGTGTTACCGATATAATTTACATTACCAACAAAATCTCCAATATAATTTACTTCAGCAAAGTAGTTTATTTGTGGATTGGTGTTACCGACATAAGGTGCGCTAGGTGTTGGTTCTGCGTTATACGGTACACTGGTAATAATATCCCCAATGTACGGCACTTCCTGAAACCCATCTCCTATGTAATTAATAGTGTATATGAAATCCCCAACGTATGGAAAATCATATATGTAAGGTGGTGCATTGTTAGGTTCCGCAAAGTATTGTAGATCTCGTACAAAATCACCAATGTAATCAAAGTTATACTGATAGTTTATCTGAGGGTTGGTGTTGCCCACATAATTTACATTACCAACAAAATCTCCAATATAATTTACATTGTCAATGTAGTCTATCTGAGGGTTGGTGTTGCCCACATAATTTACATTACCAACAAAATTACCAATGTAGTTGATTTCCCCAAAATAATTTATCTGAGGATTAGTGTTACCAATATAAGGAATTGCTTGTGCGTAGTTAGCAATGAAATCAGCATTACCAATATAATTTATTGTTGCATTTGGTTCTGCAAGATATGGTTCAGTAAAGTTAGTTTCACTTGTTCCAACATAGTTGGCAATGTAATCAGTGTCACCAATAAAATCCGCATCACCTACGTAATTTATCGTAGGATTAGTTTCGCCGAAATATTGTATTGTCGGATTCGTAGTCGGATTCGTCTCACCAAAGTATTGTATAGTAGGGTTCGTCTCACCAAAGTATTGTATTGTCGGATTCGTAGTCGGATTCGTCTCACCAAAGTAATCTGCCGTAGGGTTCGTGTCACCAAAGTATTGTTCAGTAGGATTTGTAGTCGGATTAGTTTCGCCGAAATAATCTATTGTCGGATTAGTTTCGCCGAAATATTGTATAGTAGGATTCGTAGTCGGATTAGTTTCCTCAAAATATTGTATAGTAGGATTTGTAGTCGGATTAGTTTCGCCGAAATATTGTATAGTAGGATTCGTAGTCGGATTAGTTTCCTCAAAATATTGTATAGTAGGATTAGTCTCACCAAAAAACTGTATTGCAGGTGTAATAGTTGGATTAGTCTCACCAAAAAAATCTATTGTCGGATTGGTTTCATCCTGATACTGAATATCCAGAATGAAGTCAGCAATGAAATCGCCTTCATAAAATATATCAAGTATAAAGTCTGCTATGAAATCCCCTTCATACAGTATATCAAGTATAAAATCTGCAATGAAGTCGCCTTCATAAATTATATCGAGAATGTAATCTGCTATAAAGTCGCCTTCATACTCTGTATCGAGGATGAAGTCAGCGGTGAAGTCTCCTTCATAAAATATATCAAGGATGAAGTCCCCTTCATAAAATATATCAAGGATGAAGTCTCCTTCATACGGAGTGTCTAGAATGAAGTCGCCTTCATAAAATATATCGTCTTCATATTGCTGAGTAAAATTAATCGTAGGATTTGTATCACCTATGAAGTTGCCAATATAATCAAGTGCATAATCTGCAAAGTAGTTATCAACGTTTTCTGAATATACTGTAGCGTTTCTTGTGTCTACTGCTATCCCTCTGGGAACCCAAACACCAGGCTCAGTCGGAGCACCTTGAGCAGAAGATCGTAATTGATAAGTTCCGATACCTGTTGATTTTATAATCTCTTTTGATCGTTCGCCTAAAGTGGTAGATATTACGGATTCACTTCCTTGCTTTAGACCTGAAAAAGTACCAGTACTGCCAGACGATCTTTCTATCGTAATAGGTTTCGCTGGTGTAGGAGAAGTCATTCCGGATTTTATGTAAATAGAATAGGTTTGAACCGTACCATCGTTTCGAGTGTCGGTAAAAACATTAGGGAGATACGATGTCCAATCCCCACTAGGTACAGAAGAAGCAAGACGGAAAGTACCTGGGTACTCGTTCTCCATAATCGTCTTGACCAGTCGCTCTACCAGAATATCTAACTCGGCATCTGACATTTCTTTGATGCCGGGTGGAGACTGTGTTGTGTCCCACTGAACAATACCTCTCCAGTCGTTGTCATTTCTTTGAGCCGCGACAGAAGATAAATTTTGATAAAGCGTTGTAGCAGAAGTATTCAATTCAACGTTTTCGTTCGGATCGACAGGTGCAGCTACACCGTTCCACTGCAACGTAACAGACCCACCGCCAACACCTTCTACAAAACGCGCAGTAGATGATCCAGTACCGGTTACAAGAATTTGACCTCTCAATGCACTTGGAAATGGACCTTCACCTTGCCAATACCAATTATATGCGGCAGTATTAGTAGAACTTGCTTGGTTATAAGAGACTATAGAATCATTAGTTACTTCAACATCGATTATAGTGCTTGTAAATACATCGCCTAAATTTACCGTGGTGTCCGTATCGATATCAAGGGTGACATCTTCTCTATATGTACCAGGTGCGTCTCCAACTGTAACAAAGATAAAGTTGCTTTGCTGAGACTGCGTAAATCCATCAGGGAAAACACCGATATCGTTATCCGATCCTATAACAGTAAACCATATAACCAACGAACCTGCTTGTTCTGCTATGATAGTAAAATCAGCAGAGTTAGTGCCTGTACCGGTGTTCCCGCCTGTCGCTGGAGACCATGAAGCACCGGTAGTTTGCGTTATTCCAGAAGGAGTAAGGTTATCAACTAATACGATTGCGCCTGTGTTTGCTACACCATTCGTAAAGACTTCAACAAACAAACCGAGATTGTCGAGGTCTGCTCCTACTTCAATATCACGGTTTATAGTAGCGGTAAACGTTAATTTATCGCCAATCTGAATAGTATCGGGAGGAGGAGCAAGAGAACTTGAAGTTATACTTGAAGATATAACACCCCCAGAAATATCAACATCTGCGGTGGCATTACCTAGATCGTAGACCTTGGTATCAACTGTACCACTGCCGGTATAGAAGGTATCGAAAAAAGATCCGATAGGACTTTTAGTGTCATCTAAAGTTAGAGCAGAAGCATCGGTTGTCTGAATCTGACCCAAATGAATACCAGCACGATACGCAAGATAATCCTCTTCAGAAAGAGACAACTCCTGTAGTGCGCCGGTACCAATACTTTTTAGGGGACGTGATGACATTCAACAATCAAATCTATAAACTATCCTTCTATTTATAGGTTTTTAGTAGAAGTTTTCGTCTGCCCAGTTCAATTTATTTGGTCGTTGTATCTGTGCTGCTTTTTTCAATGATCGGACAGTTTTAGTCTCATCTTGCTCTGGTCCATTATAATATAATTTACCGGTATCAGGATCTAATGATAAATCATTCGCACAGTTCATCCACCATGCATGTGCTTCAGCAGTACCATTCTCGATTGATGCTGCTTTAACTTCAGCGGAGGGAATTCGAACCACTAACATTTCAGGTGATTTATCCGCACCATATGTTGCAATACTTTGACTATTTACTACATCTGGAATACTAGTGATAGTCGTGTTAGCGTCACCGGTTATATCCATAACCTGTTGAGATTTATGCCATTCCAACCTATTACTAGCAAATGTACCGTCCGGAAGCATCTTTTTATTGTAATTAGAATTCGTTTTGCCGGGTATGCTTTTCGTCCGATTTTCGTCCCATGGATCTACTTGGATGATATGCCCACCTAAATCTGCTCCCCATGGTTTCATATTTTTTAGAGCACCAACACCCCACATAAAATAAAACCATGACAGTTGCCCTTGTCCTCTAAAATCAGGGTGAACGGCAATCGCCCGGTTTCTATAAAACCACTTACCCGCACAAGAATCAGGAACATTCCAAGATGTACATTCCTCTAAACTAAATTTTCGAACATCGAAGTAAACCCATCCAATATCATTACCAGTTGCTCTATCTACAAAAATAACGCCCAGAAGATGCATTTTAGAGTTCTCTCGAAACTCTAGTATTTGAGTAGCATCCATTCCATGTTTGTCTTTGAAATAAGCGAAGTCCACAGTTTCATCGGGGTAATGATCATGGTACTGCCAGATAAAATTATTTGTAGGTCCAGTAACATTCACATTGGTGAAACTATCAACATCTGTTTCGCCTTGAACTTTTTTATCAAAATAATCATCTCTACATTCCTGCATCCAGTCATGGTCAGCGGCAGTAGAAAATCTCCACTGATGATGTGGTCCCATATTGTACAAAACAGTCATTAGTTTTTCTCCATCAGTGTCATCAGCATATTTTTGATATCTGTCATATCATTTTCTAGTTTACTTACTTGGGTCTTCAGTGCTTTTTCTTCTTCGATTTTTTCAAGGCGAAGTTTTTCTTTTATACGTGCACGTTCGAATTCATCCATATTCATATTTATGATAGCACCATTTCGCTTATCTCGATAATGATGAGGATACCCTTCAACTGGTATGTAATTACTCCAATCAATATTGCTCACTGAAGGAATGTCCTATGTTGAATTCTTCCAATCTGAGGAACCTCTGCCATACTAGGAGATTTGAAAACAGTCTTGACCTGTGATGTCGTAAAGGCAGGAATGTCCAACGCTTCGATTTTTATAGGTCTCATAGCGGTCTTATCGTTGTCTTTTACTACAGGTAAAACCGGTGTAACAGGTGTCCATGATACATCTAAAATGTTCTGACCTGCCAGAGCTGCTCTATAGTAAAAATCCAGATTCGCAATTTTTGGAACCTGTGCTTCTACTACAACCTCTAATGATTTAGAAGGTTCGACAGTTTCAAGTGGTGCAGTAATATGTTTCGACGGACCACTTGTATTTTTTGAATTTGTTTCACCGTCACCAGCACCAGTAAGATAAACAGCATTTTCATCGTCGATACAATTTTGAACCATAACTAAAGATGCTCGTTGCAAATCTACAATAGGACAAACATAATCATTAGACGATTTCAGATCTACTTTCACATCTACTGAATAACCACCTGAACCAGAAGCACCAATCGAAGCTTGAGTAGTTTCTTCAATGCGCTGTGCTATAATACGAGGTGCGGTGAATTCATTATTTTCGTCGGGTACAATTCGTGAGTAAGCAGTATCTTTGATAAATTTCGTCTCAGTCCCACCGTTAGATTTACCTGTAGTGAATCTAGCAGTCACATCAATCGAACATTTATTAGGAATAATAGTTTCAAGTTGTGGATTACAGGTTACGAAATTGTAATTCCTTGAAGATATAACAGCAGTTCCGCCTACGTTAGCATCAATACCAGGATCACTAGTCGCAAACCTGAACCCTGCCGCGTCTATAGCAGTAACAGTTTTAGTACCGTTCAGATCTGCTTCACTGAGAGAACCATAAGAACCAACCGGTACCCCACTGATAATAACACTCTCGCCAACGTTTAGACCATGACAGTCATGTCTTACATACACATATGCGGAACCGCTGTTTAGAACAATAGGATTTTTATCCAATAAGTTTCCTGGCAGTTCAGCATTACGTAATACTACAGATGCGTTAGTCTCAAAAACTGCTCTATGCATAACAAACGAAAGGTCCAATTCTTTAGAGAATTTAGTCGCCTTAGATGATGGAAGAAATAATTGCCCTGACGCTGCTTGCGATGAAACAATCTTACCCTGAGACCCAACAGCATAATCGCCAGATTTTGCAATCCATATTTTATATGCTTCTGATTGAGTTCGAACAACTAAAGCATAAGTTGTTTTAGGGTTCAGATATACGGGTTCATCAAAAGCAAATGTAGTAGCGGTAGCAGCAGTGGTGCTAGTTGCGACTTGTGAAGAATTGAGAGTAACCGTAGATCCGGGCACGACATTAGATCCCGGAACATTTCCTTCCATAGGAACGATCTCAATTGAAACTGGCAAACCCGTTGCCCCATCATTTTGCTCGAAATACAAATCAATTTTTGTGAGGACCACACCAAATTGATTATCAATCGTAAACGTCTGTGCAAACGGTAGAGACACATCGCTATTTGGAGATGATGATGTACCTGCTTGTGAATTTTGATCTACTGCAATATAATCAGACAAAACTGTTGACATATTTGCTATAGAACCGAGGTTGATATCGCCAGGAAAATCTCCACCCCATCCACCAGACACATGAGGAGCAATAAAGTTTACGGATGAACTGGGAATGGCATCAAGATACGCTTTAGTTTCTTTTTGGTTAACCCCAGCAATGCTGCCAGCACCCATACGCAGAATTTTTCCCATATTCAATTTTCTTGGGTGTCGTGTTGTGGTCATATTATCGTTCGTGGTACTTATCATGCCAGACGCATTATAAGTGCCGATAGCATAACTACCCGCTTGATTATGATCTGGAACATTTATGTCCATCAATTTGAATTCTCGTTTCCCTGCTTTGAATCTTACTGGTACGTTACTACTGATTTTAGGTAAACCATTAGACGTTCTAATAAAACTTTGTCTAATACTAGGAATAAAGAAAGAACCCGAAACTTCTCCGTTGGCATCGGAGATCAAAGCAGACGGAACGTCAGGATGTTGAGAATACTGTTCCCCATTATTCCCTAAATCGGCAGATGCGTCTGTTCTATCAGCATATCTTACAAAGGATTCTGATTTACACCACGTAGACACGTTTTTACCGTCAAAGAACGGAATAAAGGTGGTGTTCGGTTTCAGACCCTTTGCAGTAAAATAAATTTTACGTGATCTCAACCAAGGGACAATAGCAACATCAACTACTCGATTCTGACCACTTACAGTCCTAATAGACTCGCTGGATACTACTCTTTGAACATGACCACCCGTTGCGCCTCGACCAGAGAATCTTCCGGTGCTAGTATTTCTTTTATTACGCTCTAGATTACCTTTACGCCCCAAGGATTTACCGCATCCGCCGAAGTTTGATCCACCAACTTCTTGCGATTCAACACCTCGACCCAACCAATTCCATTGATGTGAGTTGTAAAGGAATGCTTCATTCGTAGAAAGTCTTGACGCACCACCAACAGCACGTGTGCCATACGCTCTAGATTTCCATTCGTCTGATGATGGGGATAAGGTAATATCTCCAACATAATCTACTTTACCGTTAGTATTGATAGCAATAGATTCGGTTGCCAAAGGTTGACTTACCCACGCCGATTCTGTATAATTGATATAGACATTGTCGCCTTTCTTGATGGTGTTCTGTGAACTGTACTGAGGTCCATTCGGAGAAGTATCAGCAGCATCGAAAGGTCTATAGATCAATCTAATATTGTTGTCATCAATCATTGGTCTCAAAACTTTATTTTCCGGATCAATAGATGCTTTGAAATCATCGTCGTTTACATCTGATCCTGTATGATCAGTGAAATCATCAATCATCAATCCGGTTTCGTTTTTAGGTTCTCCGGATACCGGATCTAATTTAGGATTGAGTTTAGCTTCCAATTCGGCAAAACTAAGTTGATACAATTCTTCAAGATTATCTAACTTCCTTTCGAGTTTAGCAATATCTGCCATCGTATAACGTTTATGTTCGATGAAAGTTGTATTGATATCTTCCGGACTAAGAGTGTTCGGATTCATTACGATCTTATACAATTCTAACGAGTTATTAGGAGTCTTTTTGAACAAAGGTTCTCTTGCTTGTTGACCCAGAAGAATTTGAAAATCTCCGTCTTCTGTTACGATCAATTTATCAGCACGAGAATAATAGTAGGAAGCATCTACTTGAATAGGCACTCCCTCTACAGGATTACGTGCCTCAATATGTGTTGCAGTTTTCTTTCCGCGAAAATCTACAAAATCTGTTAGGGAGATAATTTCGCCTGAAGATAATTTATGTTTTGGAACCTGTGTGTAATCTACAGCATAGGAAAAGGCATCCGCATATAAACCGGTGCCGCCATCAAACTCGTCATTAGACCAGTCCCAATAAGTAAAGGTGTAAGAAAAGGTTGGTCCGGAGGTATCGAATGGCCCTTGTTTTATAACCCTTGCTGTTTCAAAATGCGTGTCTCGGGCACCATTATCAAGTTGAATAAGGTCAGTAATATCGGTCCCGTCTGAGGTAACACTAACTAGTTCATACACATCATAGTAACCTAAATCTTTGTAGATCACGCCTTCGGTTATAGACCATCCGCCTGATACCGTTGCAGTTGTCAAAGTTTTGATACGTCTCGTCGCATTGTTTCTACTAACTTGAGCAGTGACATGATAACTATCACCATTGACAACCGTTGCTGCATTTGAAGGGATTATAAAACTCTGACCATTGTTAGTAATATTACCAGTCGTAAGAGAAACTATTGCACCGTCTGAAATTTTAGTCAGAATCCATGCATCAACATTGACAAAAGCATCTGTACCCGATAAAACAGTACCCGAAGAAAGTTGACTCGAACCTGCTACAATGGTGAAACCTAAAGTGTAAGTGAACTCATAGTTTTCGAGAGACTGTGGACGTATAGTCGGAAGAGGATATAACGAAGTAGACTTATCGTTCTTATAGATTCTGCCAACATCTTTCAGGTCAAATACACTACTAGCACTAGTACCTATAGACGCAACATCGTCAAAGTCTTGACCAGAAGTCATCTCAATATTAGACAGATACACTCTAAACGTAGTAGAAGTTTCTTTTTCTATTGCCTTTATGTGAGCGGTTCCGATGGTTGACCCACCGTATGCAACAGCATTTCGTAAATTGACTTGTCTTTCGCCGTTTTCAGATTGCAATAAAGGATTGAATTTGAAAGCAGATGCTTTTGAAATAACATATGCTCCGTAGTCAACCGCAACAAAATCGCTAGGCACTGTTTCGTATGCCTGTGGGCGAGGAGTTTTCAGTTTCATCGGATATTCGTTTTCTACTCTAAACCCTTTCACATAGGCAAGACCAGGACCAACAACTGCGAAGATATCTGAATCTGTACTATCATCATCTTCAAAGGTAAGTTGAAAAGGTTCTGCGATATAGTTACCAGACTCTTCATATGTGCGCTGCGCGAGCATATCGTTGACAACGTTGAAATTATCGCGTTCATCAATTTGTTGTACGATCTGCGAGTTTACTACTCTACACAGAAATATAAAAGAATCGTCAGTCGGATTGAATTGTAATGCTTGATCCTTGTCTACCAATACTAAACGAATTCTCCATCGATCAGCACCTGGTGCTGATACATTAGGAGTACCACCAGTATTATCATATAACGCCTGAGTGTCATTTACTGTAATGACATCTTGAACAATTTTGAACCCAACGGTTCCGGTGTAAACTCTGCTTGTTGCCGATACAATAAGACTTTGCTTAGTTGCATGTACAAACCTTCCAGCAGCGAAAAAGTCACCGGTGTCTACAATAATTCTTACCCCAGCACCAATATCGGATGAGGAAGATCCCACTGTACCAGTAAACCCAGCAGCAGATATAGTCTCTGTCAAAGCAAAAGTAATTTCAGTTGTACCAACTGCTACAGTGCCTGAACCCGTATATCTAATATACAATCTGGCATCACCACTGCCCAGTTCTACCACTTCTAATATTTTTGCCGTTACACCAGTAGTAGCACCAGTTAGTTCTAAACCTACAGCAAGATCTTCAACACCGGTACCAGTAACCCTAACGAATCGATAGTTATTATCAATTTCAATCGCACCAGCAGAAACTGCTGCACCTTCTTTATAGATGTTTTTACCAAACCGAGTAAGTTCTTCTTGAATTATGGTTTGTAATTGGTTTAGTTCTCTTGCTTGTAGAGAACGACCAGAATTAAAAAGAATCTTATGATAACCGTCTGTTTCCGAAAAATCGTCATTATAGACGGTAGACAGTGTTTCGTTATTATACGTATTTGGCATGACTTATCCTAGAAAGTTATAACTATTTTTATATCTTCGGTTTGGTTAGGGTCTCTGGAAATTGGTGCAATATTGTCTATGTATAACAATTCGCCAGAGAAAATATCTAGAGCAGGATCGACTTGATTTGCTGCAATTGTTGATGATGCGGCACCAGTAAGTGTTACAACCGCCCCACCAGAACCAGCAATTTCTACCGGTTCGCCGCGTAAAAAAGTTCCGTACCCTGTGGTAGGAGTCTGATGATAGTAAAGATTTGTGCTATTTTCGAAGTAATCGACTATACCCTGTGCTTGACTAGTTTGACCCGTCATGACCAGATCTTCATCTACAGTTCCTACAGGAGGTGCACCAGTACAAATCAATGCGCGGTTTGCTTTACCCGTAGATTGTAAAAAGGCAGTAGAACCATCATAAACGGTTGGACTTTTCAAAAGAAGAATTTGTCGAAAATCGTTCTCTGTCAAAAGAGTATCAAACTCGTCGTTTTCGAAATCTGTTGTGACAATAATTGAATTTGCTTTTAGGGTAACAATAGGATCTGCTTCGATTCCTAAATTAGGACCAATCACAGGTCTGACAGTCGCATCTTCGGTAGGGTTATTCGAACCAGGATTGATTTTTACAGAAGCATAGTCGTAACCTAAACCTGTGACAGGGACTTCTATAGATGCAATCACACCACCAATATTGTTAGTAATCGTTGTTGCGAGATTAGGGGCAACAGCGTTACCTAAGACACTTGAAGACACATCGTTAGCATAACCTGCACCACCGTCAATAACCTTGATATTCAAGATCTGACCCGGTTGTGAAATCTGTTGGATTTGCCATTGTTCTGTCTGAACAAGTTGATCTAACGGATCAGCAGTAAAAGTTGTTACCGGAATAAAGTTAGAAGTCAGAAAACGATTTACTGCCACCTGACTAAGCGTAAACAAATATCTCCAAGTATATCCAGGTGAACCATCATCGTCGAGGGTGACAAGTACGTTTTCACCGGCAAGAACAGGGTTCGAAAGAGGTGCTGGTAAATTTGCTTTCAGCGGTTCTACTGTGCTAGGAATAACGTTACCGCTTGCGTCAACTCCTTGTTGTACACATAAAAAGATTTCGTAGTTTGAATTCATTACGTAAGGTATTGCTTCTGCATCGAAAGGTATAGAAGTCCAAGGAGCATCATCATACGCTGAATACTTAGTATCTGCAACCCAATCTTGTCGAGTAATTGCAGCAGATATTCCAGTCGCAATCTTTACGTGTTGACAAGCAGAACGTGCTTCTCTAGCATATTCAAAATCATTCGTTGGAGCAAAAGGCGTTTCTGGATCCAATTCAGCAACATTGTTCCATGTCAAAGACCTACCTAACCCAATATAGACATTGCCAGATAAACTTTCTTTCGTGTCTTTTATAAGTTGACTAATAAATTGTTCTGTTACTATTGCTGTCATTATTTTCTACCGGTATAATTTCTTATTTATAGGGTTGTTGTTTCGATTGCATTCGTTGTTATTGCAATTGGGTCTTTACCTAATTTATTCTCACGAAGAGTAGAAATGTTTCCTTGATTAGCAGGAACCACCGTAACTTTTATTGAAGTTCCAGAAAACGCAGATGGAGTGAAACCGGAAATATTTACCGTTCCTAATGCTGCGTCATAATTACCTACGTTATCAATAATTATTTTACCTGTCACTACAGAAAGTATTTCAAGAACATTTGAACCTAATCGATTTCTCAAGATACACGTTGTTCCCCTGACAATAAATTCTGATGAAGATATTGCATATGAAGTTACGGAAGGTGCTGTAATAGAAGCAGGGAACGCAAGTGTGTAAGCAGTCGAAATCCCAAGTACAGGCACAAAACGTTGTTGAATTTTTACTGCTGCTTGACTAGACAATACACCGGGATCCGAAGCGTCTACAAGGGTCAATAAGTTAGATCGTCTAAAGGTTTCACTAAATTCGTCGGTTACCGTATCAAGATATGAAGAAACAACATTACCGACAACAGTCTCGATTTCTGGAATTGTAGCATACGAAGATAGCGTTTGATTGTATTGGAAAGTAAGATCGACTTCTACATAAGTAGTGATAGGATCTATGAAGACTACATCAAAAGCAACTACTGCTAAGTTCTTCACTAATTTACGAATATCTGCTTTGAGCGATTCTGTTGGTGATGGTGTTATAGAAACATAAACAGCACCATACTGAGCAGGAATATTATCTTCACCGCCCCAACAAAGGATATCAGAAATTTGACTTGAAAAATTTCTACGGATAAGAGCAGCATAATCATCTGCGGTTACCATTCGATTCTGTGCAGCATATAAAAAAGGCGCTGCTTTACGAATAGATTCGATGCTTTCTTTGTTAGCACCAGCATACGAATTTGTAATGGTTATTGGAATTATCGAAAGATTTGATCCATCACCACCTGGAATTGAAGTGGTAGTAGTAAAAGTTCTCGCGCCATTCGCAGCAGTACCAGCACAAGAGTTATAGGTCACTACAATTTTATCTCCTGAGACAGGGACTTCGCCCAGACTAGCACCGTTACCAAAAGCAACTTCGTAATATCCGTTAGGGGTTTCTTTGATAATAAAAATTCTTGAAAACTGATCTAACTCGGATACTGTACTCACATTATAAAACTGTTTATTAGTTGAACCAACAGTCACTTCGACTGTATTGATATCAATGTCTTGGTTAGGAATAACGTAGGTGTCAATTTCTGAAGTAGTACCAGCAATAAAGGTTTTTTGTTTTTCAATACCTTCTCTAACAGTAACATTTTCCCACGTGTAAGAATATGGACCAGACCCCTGTTTGAAAGCAGTAGCGTCCTTAGTCGTTTGAAAGGTATATGCAACATCATCAACGGTTGTGGTAAATTTGGTGTTAGCAGGAAGTTTCAAAGAATTACTAGTAGTAGCTGTACCACTAGCGGTTACGTTGATAACAGCAATCGAAGATATTTTCGAGTTTGGAATATACCCAATAGCAGTTGAGAGACCAATCATCGAAGATCTCAACTGAGCGGTACTCAGGAAAGATTCGTTGAGAGCAAAGTTAGCTATCAACCCATTATAATGTGTGTTGTATGCAAGTACATCGAGAATATTAGACAATCCTGACGCTTCGAAGTTATAGTCTGCAAATTCAGGTTTCTGCTCTAACCAAGTTTTCAAATTATTTCGGATCGAATCGAAATCTAAACCTGTGCTATTGATTGTTGTTGCCATTTATCTCAACCTCGAAACTGTTGTCTCTAATGTTATGTTTTGATCTGTGTTTATAATAGAGAATTCTATTCTAACATCTAACCTATTCTGATCAAGAGAAGTGTTCACATCTAATTTTATAAGATTGACTCTAGGTTCGTATCTCAAAATAGATCCACGAATCTGTTCTTCTAATTCATCAGAAGTGTCCGTATCTGCTAGTTCAAATAATAATCCTCTAAGGTCTGCCCCAAAATCAGGTCTAAACGGTTTTTCAAATCGATTAGTCTGTAATAAATTTTTTATTGCTTGTTTCACAGCAGCAGCATCTGTTTTCTTATATACATCGCCAGTATTTGGATTTGCTTCTAAAGACAGATCTACATCAGAATACAATCGCTGCCGACTAGTGATCAGCGATGCGCCCTGTGCTTGTTTATCTTCTGTCGAAAGTAATTTTGCCATGTAACTTATTTATACTAAAATTTCAACCAATTCGTTTGAGGATTGAAGTTTAGTATTAAATCGAGTTTCGATCTTATATTGAAAATGTAAGTCAAAGGATACTGGAGTAGTGGGCATCACAACAGCAATCTGACATGAAACAGATCCGTTAGGATCAAACTTATCATAGTCAAGACAGATAAGATCGTAGTTACAATAATCTTTCCAGTAAACCGCAAGATCATATGATTTTGACAAATCTATTTTACCGTTGGGTGCTATCAGTTGGTACACAACTGCCTTCCCTGTTTGCCTGTAATCGTTTATACTATCGGCAGTAGGGGTTTCTTCTTCAGCAGGAACATACAGACCTTCTGCTACAGTAAGACGGTAATCATCAAAATCTGAGTTCTGAATAGTTTTCCGCATAAGTTCCGCATGCATGTATAGGTTACGAGCAATCTGTGCTGTGTCGCCTTTGATACGTTCAAATTGGTTCCTGCTTCCTCTTGCTCCTAGAAATTTAGCAACACGAATTCCAGGCGCAAGTTCTGTAGAAGATGTTATTGTGCCAGCGAAGTTCGGGTTATAATAAGGATCTGGTAAATATATCATATCCAAAACCTCTTGCTTTTCACATCAGCAGGGTTGTTACCCATAGGTTTATTACCAAACTTTTTCTGTCTACGGTTATTAGAAGATCTTCCTATCTTCCCATCTGTAGCTTTAGCAAATTCTGATGATAATAAACCAGCAGCAACTAACTTACCAGTGAATGCTTTATTATTGAAGTTCGCTTCGTCTCTCAATTTAGATCTGATTTCATCGATGGTAGGATCACGATCAAAAAGTTTTTCATAGTCATCAGTCTTTAGAATTTTCGCAATCAAAGAATTAGGATCATCAATGTCTGTATCTATAACCACTTTACGGATACCGAAATTACTGACGGCAAGATGAGGAACGATAAGTTCCGATGTTGGTTCCGGTGCCGATGGTGCGGTTTCAATGAACGGAAAAATGGTTTCGTATTTCTTAGGTTCTCCTGTTGCTGTCGCCTCGGCGGCAGTGCCGAGTTTCGCAGGTGCTACTTTAGCATAAGCAGAATTCCCTGCTAAATTTGCGAAGTCTGCCGTGATTGCTTCTGCTGCTTTACCTACCAGAGTTCCATAAAACGTTGTGCCGCCGTTTCCTTCTCCGTCTGGTGGTCCTGAATATGCTTTGCCATAGTGATCTACCAAAGTTCCACCAATGGTGCCTTTGGTGCCAAGAACAGATACAGTAAGACCTGTGATATTAGTTGTTTCGGATGATGCTGCCCATTCTTTTTCAGCAGTGGTGATAAGCGATCCGCCCGAGGTAAGTTCAACATCACCTTGAACCCAGTTCCGTTGATCGCCCTTGACAAATAGATTGTTCCCTCCAAGAATAGTATGGGTATGTTCTCCTACTACTTGAGTTCGCTTAGATCCTTTGACAGTATGGTTACTGTTTTTGTCTACATTCGTTGTATAATTACCATGAGTAATATCTTCACGATTTCCCGCAGAAGTGACGTTTACATTTCCATCTACTTGAAGATTGTAATCTCCGGTAACTCGAACATTTAGATTTCCTTTGTAAACAAGATTACCTTCACCTTCTACAATAACAGTATGGTCACCACCGGTAACCTCAACCTTTTTATTTACTGCCGAGAACAATATAGACCCATCTGCTCTAAGTTCAAGACCTGAACCTGTGCGATGTTTCATAATAATTCTTTCACCGCCCGGAGTATCGTCTATTTCCCAAGAGTGACCAGTAGCAGTTTGCTGAACTTGATTGAAAGGATATTGAGAAGGTTTTTGATCCGGTAATTCTATCGAGACACCGAGATCGCCACCACTAGAATATAACTTGGTAGTTGTTTCGCCTTTTGCTGCTTTATTCGTAGAGGTTGCGAAATAGTATTCTTGAGAAGGGTACTCACCAGACGCATCAGAAAATCCTGTTCGCGGAATTCCTTGGGTCTCTTCTTTACCTTCGCCAAAAACCTGTCTTCTTTTTTCAATGTTATCTTTAGTAGTTGTCATGACGGAACCTGTGTGGTAACTAATTCTTTTGGTGAAAACGGACCTCTCGAAGAAGGGTCAGCGAACAAGGATTTCTTATTGAAAACATCTTCTACGTAATCTCGAACATCGAACCCAGGATCTTGTTCTATAGGATCGACATCATTATGACCCAAGATTTGTGCGCCTGGAAATCTGTTATAAATTGCTTGACAAAAATCTCTAAACGTGTTCATTTGAGTTATAGTCAACGAAGACGCGCTTCTGTAGGTTTCAGCAAATTCCGTTCCAGACGGTGCTTGAATGCCGCCCACAAATACAAGACCTATGCTATACTGATCGTGCCCGTTTATCAAGGAATGATCGCCTACAACGTTTACAGGTCTGCCTCTTTGCAAAGAACCATCTCTTCTTATAACATAATGATATCCTATAGACGAATGTCCAAGATCTATATGTGATTCGTTGATCTCTTCTGAACCAATATTTTTATTTGTGTACGTGTCTGTCCAATGTACGACTACTTCAGTAACCTCTCGAACAATCTTTTTGAATTCTGCTTCCAATTCTTCAACAGATGAGATATACGTAAACTTCGAAGTTTTTGTTTTCACTTCATTTTCACTTGAACTGAGATCGAACGGATCTGTGAAAGACGATTCTTCGTTTTCAACTAAAACAGTTCCAGCAATAGTTGTGTTTAGTTCAGATAAACTTGCGTTGACTTCTTCTGGGGTTTTGCCAGACGATTTAGCAACAATATCTATCGCTCTATCCTTTTCCTCTTTTGTGCCTTGAGACAGAGCGAGAATTTCATCTCTGTCTTTATCGGTAAGATTTGGTGCAAGATCTTTTAAGATTCTAGTTGCTTCTTGATCTTGTTTTTGAGTGAACCCCTGAAGAACACCTGTTTTAGAATCACTCAAAACGGATCCAACAAGTTTATCGTATTTGTCTCTACCTGCCCCAAGTTTGTCTAGGTCATCTGTCACACCACCTAAAACTGATTTCAAAACATCATCACCGATCTTACCAGTTTGTGCTGCAAGATCGTCTTTCAGGTTAGTATTATCAATACCGATGCCAGTAGTAATTCTGTTCGCAACCTCATCGACACTGCCAGATACGGCACCTGTAATTGAATCGCCTAAATTCGCTAATTTGGTTTGTGCGTCTGCTACTCCCCCAAGAGCACCCGCTAAGTTCTTACCAACATCACCCGCTAAACCGGCACCAGTGGGGAGAGCACCGACCACGCTCGAAACAGCACCTTCAATACCTGCCTTTGCAGTATCAGCAATGTCGTTTGCTTTGGCGGTAAGTTCATTTAGTTTATCGATAGAAGGAAAAGCACCTATACCGTCTTTCATTTTTTCTAAAAGACTCGGAATACCTTTAGGTACAACATTACCCGCAATCTTCTGTACGTATCCACTAAAAACATTCAACCCTGTTACTTTGGCAAGAACAGCATTTATAGATTCATCGACTTGGGATGCTACATCGGCAGATGCCTGTTCCAAACGTACATTTCCGTCTTCATCCGGGTCGCTCCATGTTAGAGCAAGTTTTATACCAGAAGTTTTTTTACCCCCTACACCCCCAGTTAAAATACCTTCACCGGCATCATTGATACCACCAGTCAACCCTGTTAGTTTATCAGTGATAACACCTTCAACCGCACCCGCATTCAGTTTACCAGTAACATCTTTAGAAAGTGCACTGATGCTTTCTACGCCGCCAGTAACAGCACCTGCTACTTGTCCGACTTTAGTTTCTCCAGCGTTGGCAAAAGATGTTTTCAGATTATCTGCTTTTGCAGTGACATCACTAGCATAACCAGCAGCAGAGGATTTGACACCTGTTGCTGCTTTTTGTTTTAGACTATCTTTAGTTAGAGTCATGCTAGAACCTCTTCATAAGCGGATTGTGATTTTTCTGTTGCACCGCCTAATGGTTTTCTTACATAATATTTGGTGATTGCTTCTGATGCTTCTTCAATAGTTTTTGCCTGAAGTAATTTCTTGTTTGCTAGATTCATAGTAGTTCTTAGTTCATAAATTACAAATTGAAGTTGTACCGAATATAACTTCCACGTTTGTGTAGGACCAAATAATGCACCAAATTGAATTAGTCTGTTATAACGATTGTCTTTCAACACACTCCATTGACCAATACCAATAGCGTCTGCGTTATCAGTACTTTCGTAGGTTTCAAAATTAGAAGCAGATTCTAAATTTCCTGTTATTGCGGCACTCTGTAAAGGAGTGTAACCATTATCAATAAAGAATCTCAAGGACTGACTTCTTCTTCTTGCTACTGATCTACCAGTTCTTGATTCATCATTGTCTATCTTTATCGCCACAACATTTTGCTGTTTCTCTTGATCATAGTCGAATGAAAACTCACGATTACCATCCTTCCTCTGTACCTCTGACGGTAATTCAATTCGTGGGAAACTGCCTAATACCAAAGGAACCTGAGAAGTCTTACCATCTAAAAAAACACCGAACACAAAACTTCCAGCACTAAGTTGTGATATTCTTCCCAACCCAGAAATACCACCCTCGGTAGTAGGTATCAAAACCTGTGCCCATGGAAGATCTGCTTCAGAAACATCTCCGGTGTAAAGATTATGAACACCATAGACACGTATTCTAACACGTCCTTCAAAACCTGCGGGGGGTGTAGAGTTGACTACCGTTGCAACAAACCAACGAAAATCGTCGCCGTAATATTCTTTAGGTAAAGAGAAAGGATAAATCACGATGTTTGCCCTGTTGCTTGAGAGATCTTAGTTATGTCACATGTAATATTATGTGTGGTCTCTCTAAAAACATGCTTAGTTCTATACACCAAATAATCCCCTGATAATTTCTCGTCATAAATTTCATTGGGGTCATCAATCGGAGAAAGCATATTCATACTTAGTATATCTCCAACAGTTGCTTTTGCGAAAAGGAAAGCAATTCCGGGAACCACGATACTAATCATGTTTGAAAGCAAGGTTTGTCGGAGAATCGTATTTTTTACCTTTAGCGCAAATTCCGAATTGGTGTTATCATCATGGTAAGATTTATAATCCAAATATAAATTAGATGAGGAGACTTGGTGCCAATAAATTGAATTATAGGTATCTAAACTTTCCCCGTCTATAAGTTGATCAACATCATATACGTCTTGCTTATCCGAAGGATCAATTATTTCGTTTTTCTGCAAGTTCGCAAAGGTTTCTTTGAAGGATACTCTTGCCCTATAAGAAACACCGGTTGACACATCAGTATTGGTATAAAAACTACCCAACACACCCTCTTCAACCTGATTCATAGCATTCACGTTAGATTTCAAATCTATTCCTAAAATCTGAGTCGATGCTAAACTCTGATCTAATGAAGATGCTGATTGAGTGGCAGATTGTGAGTAAATGTACGGAACAGATTTATTGAACGCTTCTTGTGTCAGCATTCTGTCCAGATCACCAAGTCTTATGTTTTCATCATGTATCGAAGAGTATAGAAACAACGGAGAACCTAACGTAGTGGTTCCTCTATCAACCAAGGTTTCACATGCTTCTAATGGAGTTAGGTAAGGAACAACATATCTTCTTTCACCTTGCGCGGTAACACCATTAGTAAGGTAAGAAAGATCAACTGTTTTGTTCAGTTCACCATTTAGAATTTGTGAGATAATTTTTTCAATGGATCCTTTATATGCTCGACTAAAAGGTTTCATCGCGCTTTCAAAAGCATGAAGTTCAATCATGTTGAAAAGATAAGTTGAACTAGCATCGTTTGCTTTGACGTTTTTCACAAGTTGATACAAGAGGAAAGTTTTGTCGATTATTGGTTCAGAATTTTCTTCTGCCCCTGCTAAACGAATGGTCAAATATTCGCTACCTTTGAACTGAATTTTATTCATGAATCCAGTGCTGTCGGTTATAACAACAGAACCAGACAACCAAGCAGCTTCTAAATCTTCGTATATGACAATTTCATAGATGTTGGTCGAAACTTCTATTTCCTTTTCAAGAAATCTATCCGAAGTTATAAACGCTTCCGCGATTTTAAATTGCTGGTCTTGACCTGCCATGATTTAGCCTTTCACTATTCTCTGGAATTCAGTTACCAAACGTGATATGATACTTCCTTTTATAACACGAATTTTCCTTTGATCTTCATTCTGCTGTTCCAAATATTCAGCATTGGTTATAATACTTGTGCCGACTGGAGCAGATATTCCAATGGGATCGTTATAATTAGGTGATACTGGTGTCAAATCAGAACTATAAGGATTAGAAGTATAAGTAGGGTCAATCCATTCGCCCGATGCGTTTTCGTAATGATGTACCACGTTCGGTTCTATAACAGTGGTTCCCGTATACGAAGAACTAAAACTGGCAATGTATAAGGTTGTGATACTAGGTGCTACAGCATGAAATTGAGGACCGTTTCTTACATTATCTTTCATTGTAACAAAACCTAAATCCCAATTCCTATACAATTTTACAGAACCCCAAACATTCCATGTCGGCAAAGATCCTGTTAGGAAAGGTTGCGTAGTCGGCAGACTTAGTGTTATCTTAGTGTCTTCAATTTTAGTAATTGTCGTATAATTCTGAATACCGGTTCCGGTAATATAATCGCCAACCCTCGCATCATTGGTAAAAGAATCTACAAATACCTCGTATGCGTTTCCACCCCAAACTGTAAAAGTTGTTGGGAACGACCCATCGACGATTTCATAATCATCTTCAGGGTTCACAGACAAGGTAAGAATGTTCAGATCTCGATCAACATTAGTTATGGTTGTTCCTGCTGTTATATTCAAACCCGAGATGTTCATACCTTCCACAATACCTGATGTGGTGGTAACCGCAACTTTATTGTCTAACAAGGGATCTTGTACGCTGGTTACAGTGGTAAGTACAGGATAGTTAGTAGCATTAGCAGCGAAGGTTCCTATACTATATTTCCACGGACCCTGTTTTGACACCTCGTCGAAGTCGTCCATATCCCTTCCTCTCGAAGGGAAAAATGCAGCACCATCGTATAATTTTAAAGTGTACTTGTCTAACTGATTGCGATCCAACGGCCATCCGTTTTCTTTTAGATCTGGATTCATCAAATAAAAGGTCCAGTAATAATCAGTGGTACCATAAAATTTATATGCAAGGGTATCGGGTCTATCACCATCAATAATATTGTAAAAATCGTAGATAGAGACTTGATCATCAACACCATCAAGAAGATCTACGTAAATAGAAAGGTCTTCTACTAATACACGAGTAGATTCGTCTTCGTCTCCAAATCGATATTCTACTAATCCAAAATTCTTGAAATAAGTCATTAGAATCCTTCCTCAACAAGTTTTCTAGTAAGTGCTTTACTCTCTTGGAAAGTCAGAGACATTGTAACATCGGATGGGTACCCGTCTGCATGAAAAGCAGCAGAGTTTTCATTATAAGTCACAGACATTTGGGATAGGTAAGCATCTAAGAATTTTGTTCCTACCTGCTTGTTCTTATATGTAGCAGTAATCTCAAAAGGGTCAGGAAACTTATACCCTAAAGAAACCGATGCGCCGCCAATCTGTCCAGTGATCTCATCTGGATACATTTGGTACCGGAAGAATTTGATAATCTGTTCGATCTCTTTTGCTTCGTCTTGACTCTGTGCAACTAACCTGAATGAAAATGCTTGAGATCTAATAGGAACGCTTTCTAACAAAGTTCTAAGGTTTGGGTTCACAGACACACGTGTTGCAGATTTTACACCAGCAGCAATTTCTTGAGTACCTAATGCTTCGGCAGTTTTTGTTAGAGCAAGAGCAGAAGCGTCTTTATCTAAACCAGCACCTTTGAACAAATCCGTAAACGAATCTAATCCTTGAGTCAATCCAGCACCAACGGCATTGAGAGCAGAAGCACCCCCCTTTAGACCACCCTCTACCCCTGCACCAATAGTACCGAGTGCGGCAGATGAGTTGTAAGTAACCCCGTCTTGAATAGCAAGTTGTTGCGGTAAATATAAAATAACACTTCCAGCATATTTTTTCTGAGCAGCAGGATTATCATAACTTTTCGAATCACTACCTTTCAATTTCTGTAAAGTTTTACTTCCTTGGACTTGACGCTTTTGTTTTTCTTCAGAGCTGATATTAGATTCATCTTTGTCTATTTTTTCATCTAACTTTGAAAACGAGTCAGCAGAAAACAATTCATCAACAAACCCTAAGTTGGAAAGAGCACTAGCAGTAAGTGGAGATAACTCTACTACTCTAAATTTGATCTGACCTTGATAAAGATCTTGGTCTCTTAGAGGGTAACGTAACTTGTCCTGTTTGTTTTTATTGAACTGTGCTGATTCATTAGACGCCACTGCTTCAGGTTTTGGATTACTGTCGGCAACAGTATTACCTTCTGAGGTTGCTTCACGTAACGATTGCGATGCTGCCTCTGCTTCTCTTTTAGCACGTGCTTTTAGTGTTCCGCGTGTCGCCATTATTAGTTCCGTATAAATAAACCTAGTCACTTTATTTATAGTAAATTATGGCATACTCTGGGCGTTACAAAGTAAAAAATAAAGAGAAGTACCAAGGTGACGCATCAACAGTAGTGTATCGTTCGTTATGGGAACGAAACTGCATGAAACATTTCGACGAGTCAAATGAAATCAAATCATGGTCAAGTGAAGAAGTTGTTATTCCTTACATATACGATGTCGATAAAAGATATCATCGATACTTTATGGACTTCAAGGTAACTTGGGCAGACGGTAAAACCAGTCTAATCGAAGTGAAACCTAATAAAGAGACTACACCCCCAAAGAAAATCAACACACGTAATAAAAAATATTTGAACGAAGCACTCACTTATGTGAAAAATATGAACAAGTGGGAAGCAGCAAACGAGTATGCCAAAGATCGTGGTTGGAAATTCGAAATCTGGACCGAAATTGAGTTGAGAACTAAAGGGTTATTACCAAAACCTCTGAAACCTCTCAAAAAAATGAAACCGTATTCACGTAAAAAGACTAAATAAGAATTATGAGCAATTTATTTAAAACTGTAGAGCAAGAAGCATTTCGTGCTGGTATTACACCGCGCACTAGACAATCTCGTGATTGGTTCCGCAAGAAAGTGTCGAATATGTCGGTAAATAGGCGCAGTTTAATGCGAGAAGAAGAAATTATTTTACGGAACCGTGGTGGGGCAGGGGGAATGTACATGTTCTTTTACGATCCCAAAACAAAAGACACCCTACCTTATTGGGACAACTTCCCATTGATCATTTTTGTCGAAGGAACCAAAGGCGGTTTCTATGGTTTGAATCTTCATTACCTTCCTATGACATTGAGAGCAAGGTTTTTGGATGGATTGATGGATCAGACTAATAATAACAAATTTGACGAATCGACAAGGTTCGACATTACATATTCTTATTTAAAATCCGCAGCGAAAACAAAGTATTTCAAACCGTGTTTTAAAAAGTATCTCACCTCTCATGTCGAAGGTCGATTAGCAATGGTACCCGCCCCAGAATGGGAAATAGCAACGTTCTTACCAACACAAAGTTTTAGTCGTTCAAGTCAGAGTAAGGTTTGGGCAGACTCAAGGAAAATGATATGACAAACCGTATCGACGATCTTCAAGCAGAAATTTCTGGGGGAGATGGAGCAGCAAAAACCAACATGTGGCGAGTAACGTTACCCGCATTGGGTGGTTATTCTACCAGAGGGTTGAATCTGCTGTGTAGATCTGCACAAACACCCGGCAGGAATATAAACCAGACAGAACTGACGATAGGTCTGAATAGAAAACAGATAGCTAACGGTTATGGGGTTACTCCTATAACCATGTCCTTTTTGGTTTTGAACGATCCTTACGTTTTAGAATACTTTGAGAAGTGGCAATCTCTAATGGTCAATCAAGAAACTTATGAAGTTGGTTATTATGCCGATTACATTCGTACTGTCAAAATTGACGTATTGAAAAAGGGAACCTCTTATCCTGTATTCAATAAATCGTTTGATCTAAAAATTCCATCGTTCATAAAAAACAGTCTTCCTAATATCGGTCCAATCAATTTTAGACAAGGCGAGATTGACATTGATATATCACGAGACGATAAAGTAATCTATTCCTATGAATTATTGGACGCATATCCTAATTCGTTCATAGGAGTAAATTTAGCAAACGAACCGGGTGCGGCTTTTATGGAATTAAGTGTAACGATGACTTATCGTGATTTCAAATCATCTTACACACGAACAACAGAAGAGTCGAAAATAAAAGGATTCACTGAGAAAGTAGTAGATAACGCAATTGCGAAACTGGCGAGTAAATTTTTCTAATATAGGATTTTAAATTATGGGTTTACCTAAACTAAATGATGTACCGAAGTATAGTATTACAATTCCATCAACAGGAAAGAAAGTAAAATATAGACCTTATCTAGTAAAAGAAGAAAAGGTTTTGTTGATGGCAGTAGAATCTCAAGACACAAGAACTGCGATTGAAGCGGTTATGGATACTATCAAGTCTTGTGTTTACGATAAAGTTGATTTTGATAGTTTGACAACATTTGACATCGAATATCTATTTACTCAGATCAGATCCAAATCAGCAGGAGAGACTGCACGACTAGGAATGAAATGTAAGGGTTGTGATCAATTGAATGATGTGGTGATAAAACTCGATGAACTGAAAATTAATATGCCCAAAGTAAAGAAGAATCATAAACTGAATGATGATGTAAGCATCGAGTTGAGATACCCACCTTATACTGTGTTGACAGAATATGATTTTGAAGACGATACCCCAAATTCGGTAAGATCGTTTCAGTTAGCGGGAAAATGTGTGTCTGCTGTAATATACGATGATGAGAGAACATCTAACCAAGATATTACCGAAGATGAAATGCAAGAGTTTTTGGAGTCTATGACTACGGAACAATTCAAAATTATATCATCTTTTGTAGAGGCGATGCCAAAACTTTCACATACACTCATTTTTGATTGTGAATCTTGTGAGCATCATAACGAAATAGTAATAGAAGGAATGCAATCTTTTTTTTGATTTCCCTTTCTCATGAGTCTCTTGTGAATTATTACAAGACTAATTTTGAACTGATGTATGCTGACAAATACTCGTTGAACGAGTTAGAAAATATGTTACCTTGGGAAAGGGAAATTTACGTGACGTTGCTAACCCAAAGAATAAAAGAAGAAAACGAGAGGCGATCAAATGGCAATCGATAGCGCAATTGCAAGTATGGGTTCATCCAACGCTGGTATGATGTTGGCGGATATCAATACTTGGAGCGAGATCCAAGCAGAGTACTCTGAAAAGTCAACTGAATATCTTGCGAGTATCAACGATACGTTGCTTGAAATTTGGGTTGGAATGACAGAGTATTTTGAAGGTATGGAACAAAAGGCAGCATTTGCTGCTGGCGAAGCAACTGATCCTGAAGACATCACGGCCGGTTCACCCGGTGAAGTACCAACCGCAGAAGAAGGTAATGACGCATTCTCTCTAGTAGGATTTTTCAAACAACTTGCTGTAGCACTTGCAGGGTTTGTTGGTACAATTCTTCCTGCACTCATTGCGTCATTAGGTTTATCAAACTTGGGGTTTACCGGAAAAGAATTCGCAATGCTCAAAAGTGTCAAGAATTTCTTTTCAGGCGGTTGGTGGGCAACAAAAGTCGGAGAGTTAGCAAAAGCATTCAAAGAAAGCAAGTATGTCGTTGCTATCAGAGAATTCTTTTCTAGCGGTAAATTAGGAACGGCGATAGACAAGGCAATGAAAACTTTGAGAGGAGTATTTTCTCTTCAGGGTGAAGGGTTCATTGCAAAAATCTTTCAGGGTATCAAGGGTATGGGTAGTAAGATCGTCGCGGTGATGGGTAAGGTTTTTTATCCTATCAGTTTGTTGATGTCTGCTTTCGATGGGTTCATGGTAGCATCAGAGGATTTCAAAGAAAACGAAAGTGTTGTTTCTGCTGGGGTCAATTTTATAACAGGGTTCTTTGCTTCTTTTATAGGCACGTTTGTAGACATGATCAAAGACGGTATCATGTGGTTGATAGCAAAGATGTTTGGTATTGAAATGGACGATGAGGGTAACTTTGATAAATCTAAAAACCCGATTATGGCAGCAATCGATGGTGCTTCATTTACAGATGCCTTTTTAGATATCGGTGCAAAATTTAGTGAGTTCTGGAATAGCATAACGGATTCCTTTTTTGAATGGTGGGAGAATTTTTCTTTCATGGACCTGATCAGTGGTGATGCTAGTGCTGACGATTTCAAAATGAGTAACGGAAAAACTTACGGTAAAAGAGAAGACCAAACTAAAGCGATGACTGGAGAAATGGAAAAAGAAAGATCTAATGCAAGTAACCCAACAGTTGTCGTGGATGCCTCAAGCAGTTCTACGCAAAACACTTCTTCAAATTCGACTCTTGCATTGGGTGGTAAAATAGATGCTAGTAACGATCAACCGACGAAACGCATACGTGGATAAGGAAGAGCATAATGCATAGAGACGGACATAAATCGATAAAACTTTTTTTATTCAATGATCTACCAGCGACAGCACGAGGTAAGCCAAGACGAAAACTGCGTATCACAGATCTAAGTCCTGGTCAACAAGCACAAGCAGCAAATTACGATAATGCTGTGATAATCAACTGTAATGAAATGACTGTCATCGCCCCAACAGGTAGTGTTGCAGAAGCAGT